TTTTTGGTTAATTGGTTTGAGAGGAGGGGTGGTTCCCTCCTTTTTTTTTTAAAATGTAATTATGGAATTCGGATTTCAATTAATAGAAGGATTTATTATAGGGATTAGAAGTTTTCCCCCAACGGATAAAATACCATACAACGAGGTACAGCTATTTATAGGATGTATTTGTTTCTACGTGGTCTGGGATTAAGAGTCTATACCGTATGGACAAATTCTATTAAAAAAGTATTCATCCAACTCTTTTATTTTTATTGCTATCATCGCCCAAGACTTCTCACCTTCACTTCTAGACCCATCATCAAGAGTTGTGCCTGTCCCTAGGTTAGACCAAATAACAGCGTTCTCGTGTAATAACTTATCTATTTTAGCCCTTACAGCCTTATTGGTGTAATACGGACTAGTACCATCTTTACGTGTCTTCATATTAGATTTTCTTTTACTCTTCCCATGAGTGGGTTTTTTATTTGATCGGTGTCTACGATCCACAGGCTTCGCAGTCCTCGTTATCAATACCGCAAGTATCGGGTTGGTCTTGGTCTTCTAAATCTACAATCCAAGAATCAAACGTGTCCTGTGCAGATTCTTCTGCTCTCGCTAGAGCTTCTTTTAAAGCTGTGTACTTTTCTTTACTCATTTCTTTTTTTGTTTTTTTTAAAGGAATACCCCCTGCCTAAGATGGTATCTATTGTTGCGTTGACCTCCTTTTGATTCGATGGAATGTATACGTCGTAATTCTGATTAGTATCGTGAAGATACTTTAAAAACAACTTGAATCGCATCTTAAACTCAGGGGTTCTTATTCCTTTTGTTTCAATAATAAATCCTTGTTCTAAATTAATAAAGTCTGGGGTGTAGGATATGTTTCTAATATTCCCAGGCTTCTCTTTAAATGTAGTTTTACCCTGCGTCTTACCCTTATCCATAAGTAATCCCTCGAACTTGAATTTCTCTACAAGTTCAAAGGTCTTTCCTTCGTATTGATTTTGGATTTTCGCTTTTTGTAGGGCTCTGTAACAGTAAAGCTCTAAGCCTGAGGCAAATGTAATTCCATCTACCGTATGCTTTTTAGCTCTCGTTATCTGTCTACCTTTTCGTCTTTTGAATCGCATAGGGAAAGATACAAATTAATCTTTCTTTTTCCCCCTATTTCTTGCACGATTTTTAGATTGACCTTCCAAGACTAGCTTTCCGTTGTTAGTATGAGAAGCGTCCTTGCCATCACCCTTCTTACCCTTCTTTCTGTTAAAGAGGTTTAGGATAACACGATATATTTTCCTCTTCTTAGACGAGGAATACTTTTTATCGTACTCAAGCTTATTCTTTCTAGACTTCGAGTTTTTAGCGTAATGCTTAGAGCTTTTACTCGTACCATTAATTTTTCCTGCTAGTTTATTCCTTGCCATCTTAATATTATTTTATATCGTGCAAGATACAAATTATTTCTCTTCTTTCGGTGCTTGAGCTATACCAAAGATATACTTGGCTATTTTTTCAGAGTTTTCTAAAAGAGATTTAACATTCTTAGTTGTTGGTAGTGAGGACGCAAGCGAAACTGATTTAGCCCTCATCTCACAGTCAAACTTCATTAGTCTAACTTTTTGCTCTGTGTTTTTTTGTTCTTTGTTCATGTCTAAAATTTAATTATAGTTAGTAAGTTTAGGTCTATATAGAATAATAACTCCCTATCCCATATAGATCCTGGTCGTGGGTTTTTCATACCTCCCCACTCTACGGTAGCGTTTTTTATATCACGCATCCAAATATAACCAATTCCATCTAGGAATCTCCATACTATGCACAAAGGCAGTCCTTTATGGAGAGCCTCCTTTTGGCAGTGCTGTATTTTCCTTACAGATGTCCTAGCTCTTTTTACGTCAGACATATTAAGAGTCATGGTTTTCACCTCACACAATCCTGTAACTTCCAAGGTTTTGTTATTTAAAATCTCAGCATCAACTGGAGCGTATTTATCTAGCTGATTAAAGGTTAAGTCTCTACCCTCTAAGAGGATTCGTAGAGTTTCCTTCTCCCTCTCCCTATCGGATTCGTTTTCAAATCTAGGCTCCCGTCTCATCTTCTGAGTCGTTTATAGTCCACTCGTAGGTATATCTAGTTGGGCTTTCTTCCTGCTCCCTAAGTATGATGTCTTTCCAGTCTTCCCTAGGAGAAGGCTCATCTTCAGTTGCCTTTTTCTTTCTATCCATCTCATCCCTAAGGACTTGAAGGAGTATAAAGTAACCTGTTAAATCCATAAGATCATTCTCACTCAGGTAAGTGTTCTTACTCTTAATCCTATTTAACTTGTCATTTATCCTCGCTTGGATAGCGTACATAGGTTCCACCTCAAATAGAATACCTTTGTTGAAAACTGAGTTACCATAAGACTTATTCTTTTCTAATAATAAATCCCGAACCTCATTACATTTTTGTCTGATCTTGTCTTGCATTTTACTTAAATTTAATGTTTAGTTAATGTTCGTCTTAAAAATTCTTAATACTTTCCCCTTATGAATAAATCTACAAAAGTTACATACGCACTACTGATGATAGTGGTCTATACTATAGCTCTCTTAAACTAGTTACTAGCCTCTCTAGCTTGTTGTAGTCTGTTACCTTGGTGTTATCATCCATGAATACGTAGAACCCATCATCGTCATCAAGAGATGTTGATAATAAAGCTACACCATGCACGTATAGAGAGTAATACAAGTACCCTGCGTCACCGCACTCAGGCTTCTGATACTCTTCAGTAAATCCTAAACTTAAAAGGCTTACAGGCGTTATAATAGCCTCTATATCTTTAGGCTGTATAATAGGCTCTTTATTCCCCATCTCTTTTATAGCAGACTCCAACCTCTCTTTATTAACCTTAGACGATAAAAGGTATTCAGTCTCATCAAGGTGCTCATTACTTTCCATATTGCTTAAATTTTACAGGTTATAACCTAACAAAATGACCTCAAACGTAAGGCTATAGCCCTACGAGGTTGTTCAGTCAGGTGAACATTTGTCGCTCTTTTTGCGACAGTTGCTGTAGGAGAAGGACTCGAACCTCCACGTAGTAGTTAGCTAAAGGACAGAGTACTGTGCACAGTTGGTGGTCAACCCCAAATATCCTAAGTTTATCCCGTAATCTACACCTTCGAGACAGGAAGGCATGTCTGCCAGTTTCATCACCCTACATTAAAATTGTAATCACCAAAGTTTCCTTTTTATTGTATGCGTAAACACACATAAAGTAAAGCCATAGTTATTACACCTAACAAGTACGCTAACACATATCTTGAAGACTTTTTAAGAAAAGCCTTTCGAGTGTGGTGCTTATTGTGTGCTTTTGCAAATTCCTCCAGATATTCTTGCGTTATTCCCTCATTTGTTCCCTCACGTATTATTCCAGCTGTTTCACACAGCTTCAGAAACTTATTATAATCGCCATCTTCATTGATGGTGTTAGTTGTTTGGGGATCGTCTGTATCTATTTCGCCAAATACTGATGTATTTATAACGATAACCTCTCCCATATTACGTTGGTAGTGTTCCTCTAGGTCAACGAAGGACTCTCCGCATTTGCAGTAATCCATTGACCATCTTTTAGTGCTATCGGATTGCTGAATACTATCACAGTATCCGCAGCTCCATTCCAGTATTGTTCTCATAAGTCTTTGTCTTTGAATACCCAATAGTACGAATAGCCTACTATTAATAATACTACCGAAATTGCTGCGTAAATCTTTTCCATGTCTTTATTAGTTTAGTTACTTATTCTTTAGCCTTTACTTTATGAATCTTAGAGATCACCCAAATATTTTTAAATTGACCGTCTTGAGAGTCACTATAAAAGTTTATCCTTTCATCTTCGGTGTTAATACATATCTTAAAGACATCACCCTCTGTGTAGTAGCAGTCTACACTGTCTCCATAACTACTATGGTAAGCCCACCAGACCTTTGAAACTTTGTCTGGGGTAAACTCTATCGCAATCCACTCCCTAGTGTAGGTAAACTTTGTCTTCTCCCATTTACCACCCTTTAATACGTACTCTTTAGAGGCGTAATCGAAAGCATATACTTCCGAATATTGAGCCTCGTAAATAACTATATCTTGAGCTTGTACTAAGCTCGAAAATATAACGCACAAAATTAATAATACTTTTTTCATCTTCCTAGTTTTAAGTTAATTAATCCTCTAATATTACAGGGTCGCAATGCTCCATACAGGCAGAGCAAAGATCAGTTTCTTCTATCACTGGTGCGGTACAACAATTTGATATTACTTCCATAACTTTTTATTTTTAAGGTCAAAGCGAAGCCTCGAAAGGTATGCCAGTACCTCCGCAGGGCATACCCCCACGTTTGGCTTTACTTTTGACACTGATTTTACCTAGACTCCCCAGTCTAGGATTTCTTACCTATTGATTCTCATTAATAGGATTTTCACTGTTTGCCCAACTCACGCTTGGTACTCTCGTATGAGGTGCAGCACTCACGTAGCTTACTCACGTATTAACTCACTAGGTTGAGACAAATTAAAATAACCTAGCAAGGGTTGAGACTAGACGATAATTAGGTTGCAGTATCACGTACTACGAATAGCCTCTAAAATTTTCCTCTTATTCTACCTCCTGGTCTCTTGATAATCCCTCCAAGACCACCATTCTCCTTTATAGTATCCATATACTCGTCACAGCACGTAGCCTCAGGAGATACAATACTCCCATCAACAACCTTAATACTATGCTTTATTAGCTCTAACTCTTTGTCGCACTTACTACATTTAAACTTTGCCATACCTTAGTGAACATCGTGGGACATACATATAAAGTTATGCTCTGTAATCCCTGTTATTTTTATTTCTACTTCGTTTGTTGACTTACATCTTAACCTTAAGGTACTCATTAAGTGATTTATCTTACTAATCTCCTCAGGAGTTCTACCAGTTGTACAGGTGGTGTATTTAGATTCCTTCCATTTTTTTGATGGCTTTGCTACCCCCTTTCGGTAGCTTATAGTCCTCCACTCGTAATGGATAGTACTGTGATATATCTCCTTTTTCATCTGAAAGAATTTCAATTAATTTATCAAGCCTTGCGTCAACCGATACGGTTGATTCCTTAATTATAGAAATTAAATACTTTCTAAACCTCGTGTTATTGCTGGTGTCTATAGCGTCCATCTTTGTTTTAAAAGCCTTAATATCCCTGTCGTATTCAGCGTTATTTACTACGTACCTGTAGGAGTATATAGCTGATGCGTGATTCATATTTACTAAGTTCCCGATAACAGCCCAACCCATATTATACTTATCCCTAAGGGAGTATATCAGTATCTTTCTAGCGTTAACATTAATCCTATCTCTGTTCTTGGATAGCATATCAGTTTTTGATACACCAGTGATTTCGCTCGCCATTTTAACAGCCTCTTCAAAAATTTCTTGTCTTGTCATAACGTTTCTATTAGTTCTTTAATAACCCATAGGATAAAGAAAAATCCTATTAAAAAGTGTACTACTGAGTCGAAATCCATAGCTAAAAAGATTCGTTTGGTTGAGACGCTACAAACTTCTCCTCGTAATCTTGGGGGTCACTAAACTTAGTGAACTCCTTCTTAAACTTTAACGGTAAAGTACCAGTACCTATGTTCCTACCCTTCGCAAAGATTAGGTCTACTAAGCCATCCGTTGATTGACCACTATCATCAGTCATAATCCCATAATATTCGGGTCTATACACTAACATAACAATGTCAGCAGCCTGTTCAATTTCACCACTCTCTCGTAGGTCAGACAGGCTAGGTCTACAGCCATCTCTTCGCTCCACACCTCTACTTAATTGAGATAGGGCTACTACGGTTACGTTGAGCTCCTTAGCTATATTCTTAAGTTCACGAGCTACTACCGCCACCTCTTGCTCTCTAGACGAACCAGCAGCTTTAACCAACTGCAAGTAATCAACTAAGAAAAACTTAACATCTTTTGTTATAACGTACTGACGGATCTTATTAAGTAGGTATCTAAGCGAAGAATCCTTACACTCATCTATAAATAAGGTGGTATTCTCTAACTTACCTATAGCTTTATCAACCCTCGTGAGTTCGCTAGACTCTAGTGTCCCCTTCATTATGTATCGGTTGTTAACCTCACTTTCTAACGATACAAGTCGTTGTAGTAACTGGGTGTCCCCCATCTCGTAAGAAAATACCGCAGATGGTATCCCTACTTTCGCACAGTTATAACAGAACGATAGACCTAAAGATGTCTTACCCATAGATGAAGCCCCACCGATGACTATAAGATCAGTTTCCTGCCACCCCCCAGTGAACTTATCGACTGATTGGAAACCTGTAGGAAGACCGATCATATCATCTGAATCCATCCTCCTTCTTATGTCATCGTGTAGAACCTTAAGTTGTTTCTTTATATCGGGGATGTCACTACCCTTGATGTCTGATATAGGTTTTAACTCCCTATCAATAAACTCAAGTATTTCAAAAAGATCAACCCCCTTGTTAATCTTATTATTAGTAAGCTCAACTAACTTCTTTAACCTTACCTTCTTCTCTTCCTGAGATAGAAATAAAATCATGTGTTCTGTAATGTAGTTACCATAACTACCACTATAACACTCAGCAACTCTAAAGTCGATTAAGGGGTCTTTAACCTTGCTACATACAACAAGCATATCAACCTTCTCCCCTTTGTCTAACCTATCAGAGACTACCCTATATATTTTCTTATTTAACGGGTCTGAGAATATATCCTCAGATATTAAGCTGTGGCAGTCGTAGTAATCCCTAGGGGTCATCATTATCCTACCAAGAAGCCCCTTCTCCATCTCTATATTATCTTTCATCATCTATATACTTTGGTTTAACGTATCGGTTTGTAGCTTTCTTATCAATCTTAATCTCACTCTCCCAACCCCTATTGTTTAACCAAGTAGTGGGCATCTTTCTGTATTTCTTGTCGGGTGTAGAATCAACATAAGCCTTAACACCCTCAACTGCTGCGTACATATCTTTTAGAGGCATATTCATAAAGGCTTTCCTTGCCCTACCTTTATCTATCCTCTTATCGTATAGACTCCAAAACATCTCAAAGCCCTTCTCTTTCCTCTCATCCTCTGTAGCCTTAGCTTCTTTAGTCTCGAACCTAACATCTGTAACGACCATACAAGCGTTCATATTATTGAATACGCATTGAGACTCTAGGTCGTTATTAAATACAGATCGGTGGGTTTTATCTCCAAAATGAAAGAATATAGACTCCCCATCAATCTCAACAAAATCTAGCCTGTCGGTAATTACTATGTCTGTATCTGATACTCTTAATTTCATAATGGTTTGGTTAGGGTTAAAAAAAATACAGGGGAGTAAATTGGGATCGAAATCCTCGTTACGATTACCCCCCTATATTTAATTTATATTAAAACGGTAGGTCTGTAGACTCCTCAACTTGAGCCTTTTTAGTCTCAGGCTTGAACGTGTCCACCTCAACGTAGTGGGTTTTACCGTACTCGTCTGCACCATCACGTTTTTTAACGACTTTTAGTTTAATGTACTTATCACCGTTATAATCGAACATATGTTCTCCTGCCTCTTTACCTAATTTTGTTAGGTTTAGTGAGAACTCTACTAATCCACCATCGAACTTCTCAGTTCCGTTTCCAATGAAAATTTTGTCTGTTTTACTCATAGCTTTCAGCTTGTTTAAAAAAATTAATTAGTGCGTCCCTTTCTGTTAAATCTAAATACTTTGCAATTCTTCTAACGTGCTTAACTTTAAACTCGTCAGGTTTGTTTAAGTATTTGTATAGGGTGGGTCGACTTACCCCTATCCTTTCTGCGAGCCACATCACACTGATGCGTTGCTCTCTTAGTTTTTCCTTTAGTGTCATACTAACGTATCCATTATAAGGTGTTCCTCTACGGATTCCTCGTTATCAATAAAGAACCTTCTATAGGTGTCTAGCAAGTGCTTATACTCACTCCTACCTCTCTGTAAGAACTCTTCTCCTGCGTAGAATATAGACACGTTATAAGGCTTCTCTTTCTCTTGAGTTATAAACACAAACTCATCACATCCAAAGCCATCCATGTAAAAGGCTGACTGTCTGTCGTAACCATACTTTCTGCAAGAACCTGAGAATCCGTATAAGCTACCATCCCCTGTCGTTTTAAGGTCGATTAAGGTTGAACCATTTCGGTAATCAGCCTTACCCTTACAGAATACGCCAGTATCCCCATCTTGCCAAGCGTTGGCTATCTCTCTTTCTCCCTCAGATTGAAGTAAATCGTTAACCTCGTTATGAGAAAACAACACGTCTTGCATCCTCATAATTCTATCGTATTCCTTAGTAAGAATGATAGTGGGTATATCGGGATTATTAACCTTAAACTCCTTATACCCTTTAGTGGTTCTAGTGGCTGAGTTAAACACTTTAACCTTATCCCCAAACTCGTTAGGTTCTAACATAGCTACGTGATATGCCCTACCGAATATCATAGGGAAGGTCTCAAGCCTAAATTCGGGATGATCCCTCATCAGCTTATAGGTTCTGACATCTTTCTTTATCAACCCTAACTGCGAGTTTGTAACAAAATCATAGTCTGAGTAATAGAAAGAGTCATCCTCTAACTTCTTTATAAAGCTATCTAAACTCATTACACTAAGGTTTTAGATATTTTCAATAACTTCTCAAGGTTGTCTTTATGATTTTTACTTAAGGTGTACCCGTTCATTTTCTGCCTAACAACCTCTCCTTTGCCCTCTTCGATAGCTTTAGCCATCGCTTTGTACTGGTCGGATGTCAACTTAGGCTTAGACGTGGAAGCTTTAGGTGTTGAGCCTTTCACTGCACTATTACCATCGTCATCCCCAGTAACTACCCCAATGAAGGCTGCGAGGGCATACCTACGACCATAGCTTATTGCTGAACCCACACCATGAGCATCCTCCTTTGAAGGAATGTAGCACGTTGAGGCTAAGTATTCTCCACTTGAATGTGATAAGATTGTAGTTAACCCACCTACATCTGTAGGCATTTGAACTATTGCTAACTCGTTTTCAGCCAGCAATTCCCTAACAGAATCCCATACTGCACCAAGATCGGCGTAGTTAGACTTAAAAAAGGGGTTCTTTGAGTTTTCTTTTGCAGGTTTTAATTGAGCCTGAACTTTTGATAAGGCAAGGGTTAGGTTGCCTATAGTCTCTGATTTCTCCATAATTGGTTTTAATTAAATTAACTTTCTTTTACAAATATCGTAAATACTTTTGACTTACAAAAGCGTTTGTTGGTTTTTTTTACAGAACTCCCACCACATTATACCCTAAGTCATTAGGAATGATCTTCCCTAATTGCTTGGCAACCTCTTCTAAAAAGGACTCAGCACCCTCTTCCTCGTTAATTAACATAATAACGCTAATACCTATATCACAAGGCATCATAAGGGTGTGGCAAAGTAGATCGTTCTCTGCTCCGTCGATACTTGTCACAGCTAGGCTATCGGTGTCGGGGAAGTATGTGTATTTTATGCTGAGATATTTAAGTCTTTTCTCTAACCTCCTCATATAAGGGTGCTTGATAGGAGTTATCCTATCGTCTAATCTATGGGTAAGCCCCGATTCAACTAGAAGGTTGTTTAGAATTTCTTTTTCGTACTGCATGAGCCTTATATATAAATTCTACTAAAGAATGGTTGTCTTTTAATAGCTCCTCAAGGCTTTCAACACTGAATCCCTCTACGGAATCTATAATATAGTAAATTTTTCTTCTATTTTCAGTAGCTAAGTTACTAAATAGTTCTTTATTTTTTAGCTCGCTTGATATGTCTACAATATCATCGTATATACGGTCTATATAATTCTTTTTAATCTTAGCGTATAAAACGTACTCTGAACAAGGGTTCATTCTGCCTCTCATCCACATTTGGTCTACGTCAATCGTCTTTACTTGGTTTTGCATCTTTATGTTTGGCTTTACGTTTATACTTCTTTTTGTTTACATGGACACTTGGTCGAGTTGCATCCCAAATTTCCTTCTGTGTTATCTTTATCTTTTTCATTCTCCAACTCTAACTCTAATTCCTTAATCTTCTTTTCTAAGGCTTCAATCCTTGCTAAATTAAATTCGTTTGAACTCATAATAGTTTTTTTTAATCATCGGTTTATCGGTTTATCGGTTTAACAGCGTATATATAACCTTGTAAACTGATGAACTTGTTAGTAATACTTACAGGGTAATGATAGTGGAAGAAGACCCCCTTAATCATCATCCTCTTTACGTGGTAACTCTAATTCTTCTGCCACGTCATCTATAAATATTTGCATCTGTTCTACTATCCAATCGTTGGTTAAAACACTATGTAGAATCTCTTGTGCTTCATCCTCATCACATTTAATTTTACACATGACGTCATCTACGTGCCATAAGTTGTCTACGAAGTATCCCTCGTTGCGTAGGAACTCTTTTGCGTGTTCTTTATTCATAACCTTTAGTTTTTATTGATTAAGTCTGTGTTATTGTAAACCCCCAGTGTCATATTTAACCTTGTCTCTATATAGTCGTAAGAGCTATTAAAGTAGTCTTGGGCATCGTCAGTATATATTGTTGTCTGACTTTCCTCGCCATCCTCGTCCTTCTCAAACTTATAGGTGTCCAATCCGTAAGCAAGATAAGTCATTTCTCCTGCTAACTCAGATATAAATTCTACATAGCTTGAATTGTCTAAATAAATGTTTGCCATAATTTCTAAGTGTTTTAGTTATTGTTATACCATTCTATAAATTCTACTACCTGCTTATAAGCACCTTTAATATCAGCGTCTAAGGTTTCGTACTCTAAGTTGTGCGTCTCGTACTCAATACTATCAATGTCAATTCGTGTCAGTATCTCTCGCACCACAGGTATAAGCCAATCCCAAGAGGTGTGGTAATTTAAAAAGTCAAAAGTGTTATCTGATCCAAACACTTCACTCGTCAAAGTTTCTTCTGAATCATACCAACCAATATCAGTCTTTTGAAATCCCATAAATTCTGCAATCAGTTTATTTTCATTCATAATTTCTAGGTTTTTTGGTTATACTCTTTGATAAATTCTACTACTACATTGTGGGCGTTATCTATATTGTTATTAAATATAGCGTTGCTTACACTCATTGAAAATTTAAAGAATGACGAGTCATTATTGTCGTGTAATATTTTATGTATCACAGGCACAAGCCAATCCCAAGAGGTGTGGTATTGGTTAAACATATTACTACTCTGTGCTTCGTAATGTTTAACTACCCCCATAAATTCTGCTATAATTTCGTTCTCTTTCATAGTTTCTAAGTTTTTTGATTAATCAGCTTTGCATCTTCAAAATACACCTTATGCTCTACTGGTACTCTGTAAATTTCGTCTGTCTCAGGGTTTATCCATAATTCATGCTCCCCCCATTCACACTCACCATAATAATCTAAAGTATCATAGCCTAGTGTAATCTCTGTTTTTTCTACTTTCATAATTTCTAAGTGTTTGGTTATTATAAATGCCCTCCATATTGTTCACCTACAATGTCAAATCTCCATTCAGACTCTGAGGCTTGTTCGTCCATACCACTATGTTCAAGCCCAAATCCAAATTCGTATTTAGATTTATATATTGCCTCGTCTATTTCATCTTGGTACAAATGTTCATTTTCAATTAAGTGTTCGTGAACATCATTACACTCTATTCCATTAGGAATTTCTATTTCTACCTCAGCGTACTTATAGTACACACTTCTTTGACTAATAATTACTTTTCTCATAATTTCTAGGTGTTTTTAGTTATTGTTATACCACTAAAGTAGTTCGTATATATAGAAACTATCCGTTCTTCTTTGATAAATTCTACTACTGCGTTGTATGTTACGTCTATATCGCAATCCTCAAGAGAATAATATATCGCTTCCCAATGGCTATCTTCTGCGTTACTTTCCTCTCTACACTTACTTATAATAGGCATCAGCCAATCCCAAGAAGAATGAT